GATATATTGCTTAAAGAATGGGCTATGGATTTATCTGATGCTTGTGGAAGTAGGTTAGTAAATAAAAAACTTAACATAAGCAAAGTAGATGCTTTAATAGAATCGTTTGTTGATGACTATAATGAAAATATGCAAACTATGATGGAGATTAAAAAATCTATGGAGGAAGAGTAATGGCTAAAAAACCTGCTAGAAAACCTATTAATGCAAGTACAAAGAAAACTTTACAGAGTAAAGCAGCTAAGTCTAAATATACTTACGGACAGCTAGCACAAGTTTACAGACGTGGACAAGGTGCTTACTTGTCTTCAGGTTCTAAATCTGCATCTATGCAAGCATGGGCTATGGGTAGAGTTAATAGTTTTATTAAGGGTGGACATTCACAAGATAACGATATTAAAAAGAAGCGTAAAAGTGCAAGCAAAAAAAAGTAAACGTAAAGTACCTTATGAAAAAGGTGTACCTGCTAAGTATTTAAAGAATAAGAAGAACCCTAAATCTAAAGTAGCATCTGAGATAAAAAGAACTGCTAAACTTTATAAAGAAGGTAAGTACATAAATTTAAAAGCTGTACAAAAATCTAGAGCAGTAAGGAAAAAGAAGTAATGGCTATAGTATATAGAGGCGAAAGATTCGCAGGTTATAACAAACCGAAAAGAACACCTAAAGCAAGTAAGTCACACGCTGTATTAGCAAAAGAAGGTGACAAAGTTAAACTAATTAGATTTGGTCAGCAAGGTGTATCTGGTGCAGGGAAGAATCCTAAAACAGCTAAAGAGAAAGCTAGAAGAAAATCTTTCAAAGCTAGACACGCTAAGAATATTAAAAAAGGAAAAATGTCTGCAGCCTATTGGGCTGACAAAGTTAAATGGTAAATATAGTTTGCATCTCAGAAGGTTGCAACGAAACATTACCAGAGAACGCAACTAAGTATTGTTCTACTAGATGTTATAAAAGAGAATCACAGAGAATCTATAGAGCTAAGAAAAAAGGTGAAGAATACGTATCACCTGTAAAAGAACTTAATCAACCTAAATCTGCAACTATAAGAAGAGGTAGTCTATATAGAAAATTTGTAGACGAAAGTTATGCACTAGATGTTGTTGATGGAAACATTACTTCTAAAGAAGCATCAGAAGCATTAGGTTGTTCTACTGCACAAATATCTAGAATGTTAGCTGCATATAGAGAAGACTTACAAACACAAGTAGTATCAGAAAACTGGGAAGTATCAGATGATGCTAGACAAGCACTTAAAGACTTTAAAGATTTTAGAGATAGGTATTTCTTAACAGAACTAGGTGTACCTTTTGAAACAGCAGACTTTCATCACGAATGGATTACATCAATCAATAAAGCATTACTTAATGGTGGACAACAAATGATACTTAGCCCACCACGACATGGTAAAACAGAACTTCTAATACATTTTGTTATCTGGCTTATCTGTAGAAATCCAAACATAAGAATATTATGGGTTGGTGGTAACGAAGATATTTCTAGAAACGCTATCTCTTCTGTTATGGATACATTAGATTCTAATGAAAAACTTGTAGAGGATTTCTGTGGACCAGGCGGTACATTTAAACCTTCATCAAGAACTGGTAAATCTTGGTCACAAAATGGATTTACTGTTGCAACTAGAACAGTTTCAGGTATTAAGTCACCAACAATGGTTGGTATTGGTAGAGGTGGTAAGATTCTATCACGTGACTGTGACATAATTATTGCTGATGACATTGAAGATTTCTCATCAACTATGCAACCTGCATCTAGAAGAAATACCAAAAACTGGTGGACTACAACACTTGGTTCTAGAAAAGAGGAACATACAGCAATGGTTGTTATTGGTTCAAGACAACATCCAGATGATTTATATTCTGCATTATTAGAGAATGAAGCATGGGAGACAATAGTAGAAGAAGCACATGACTCAATGTGTACAATTCCAGAGTTTGAAGAAAAAGAACACAACGACTGTATGTTGTGGGCAGACAAACGTACTTTTAAATGGTTAATGGATAGAAAGCGTGATGCACAAACAACAGGTGGTTTACAGAGATTTGAAATGGTTTATCTTAATAAAGCACAAGCACAAGGTTTATCTTTGTTTAATCCTGAAGTAATAAAACTATGTTATGACCCAAACTGGGATATAGGAGAAATACCAAATGGTGCATACTTAGTTGCAGGACTAGACCCTGCTGCTACAGGTTATCAAGCAGGATTTTTATGGGCTGTAGAAACTACAAACTCTGATATTAAATTAACTATGGTAGATATGGAGAATCATCAAGGTGGTGGGCTAGAAGAAGCAAGAAACCTTATAAAGAAATGGTTTGAAATGTACGGATGCTACCACTGGGTTATTGAAGAGAATGGTTTCCAAAAAGCTATACGACAAGATGAAAAGACTAGAGAGTATGCAAATCTACATGGAATTAAGTTAGAAGGACATGAAACCCATAAAAACAAATGGGATGAACGTTTTGGTGTTACAGCATTAGCACCTATGTTTCAAGACAAAAAGATTAAACTACCTTTTCAAGGTATAGATGCACAAACTAAAAGTATTACCTATACAAAACAGTTAAGTTATTTTGCATCAAAAGGCAATAAAAACTCTTACAAAAGTGATATAGTTATGGCAAGCTGGTTTCCAATGAAAGTAATCAGGAACTTGCAAAAGTTAACCTACGCTGAAATAGGTTTAGACTACACTCCTAGTTATGAAGGATATAGTATGCTAGACTTAAACGAGATACCATGGAGTTAAATTGACACCAGACCAGATAATAGATAGAGCTACGTTCTTAAAGAAGTCACACGATAATGCTTTAATAGATAGAGCAAGATTTCGTGCAATTCTTAATGGTGGTGAAGATGGTATACGACAGTTACTAGGACCAGGAATGGACAGACTAGATTCTGATACATTACCAGCACCTAACCTAATGTTATCTGCACTAGACAGACTTGCACAAAAAATAGGTAAAGTTCCTTCATTAGACGTATCTATAACTAATGGTAGAGATTCTCAAAGAAACAAAGCTAAAAAAGATAAGCTAGAGAGAATTATTTCTGCATATGATAAAATGCAAAATCTTAAAATGCAATTACCACAAGTAGCTAGATGGCTACCTGGTTATGGATTTGCAGTATGGGTTGTTACTACAAAAGCAGACCCTGATGGTAATATCTATCCATACGCAGAACTTAGAAATCCTTATGATTGTTTTCCTGGATATATGGGTAATAATCAATCTCCAGATGAATTAGCAATAGTACAGAAAGTACCTATTAAACAATTATTGCAAATGTACCCAGAACTTAAATCATGGTTTGAATCACAAGGTGATGAAGTTAGAGACTCGTACCTTAACGTGTCTGCTGATACTTCTTGGGAGAACAATGCTGAAACAGGAGACGTAATACTTGAATACATGAATCTAGAGGGAACTTACGTTTTACACATGGCTTCTAGAAAAATTATAGATTTCGTACCTAATCCACTTAAATCAGGTCCAGCTTTCGTTGTAGCTAAAAGATATTCTTTTGACAAGTTACAAGGACAGTTTGACCAAGTAGTAGGTTTGATGTCATCTATGGCAAAGATAAACATTTTGTCTGTTATAGCTATGGAAGATGCAGTCTTTACAGAAACAAACGTGGTTGGAGAAATAGAATCAGGACAATACAGAAAAGGTAGAAACTCTATTAACTATTTGTCACCAGGTTCACAAGTTATAAAACCTGTTACTAACCTGCCATATCAGTTATTTGAAGCTGTAGGTAGATTAGAAAGACAATTACGTGTTGTTGCTGGATATCCAGTTCAAGACGACTCTATATCACCCAACTCATTTGTAACTGGTAGAGGTCTGGAAGAACTGGAATCTGGCGTTGGAGCTATGGTTACTGAGTATCACACAATAATAGAAAATGCTTTACAAGAAATAGATAGTAAAAGATTAGAACTAGATGAAGTACTTTTTAATAAAAAAAGAAAACCTATTAGTGGTACATACAAAGGTGCATCATTTGCAGAAGAGTACACACCAAGTGTAGATATAAACAAGAATTACACAACCAATCGTAAGTTTGGAGCTATGGCTTCTTTTGATGCTCCTAATAAAATAATTACAGGGTTGCAACTTTTACAAGCTGGAATAATTGATAAAGAAACTTTCCAACAAGAAATGGATGGTTTAGAAAACCTTAGTCAAATTAACGAACGCATTGTAAAAGAAAAGACAGAAGATATTTTATATCAGACTTTGTTACAGCAATCTCAATCAGGAGATAAAGCTGCAATGATGGCTGTTGTAGAGATATACAATAATCCAAAAAATATTGGAAGTATTCTAGAGAAGTACTTTACTGCACAAGGTGAAGAACCTTCTCCAGAGGAACAAGCTGTCTTACAACAACAGGGTGTACCACAACAGTCAGGTCCACCAAACTTAGCGGCTTTGTTAGGAGGAGCGGTTGGCTAAAAATGAAATTAACATAGAATTTGCAAAGATAGTAGCAGCAAACTATACCGTAGAAGAACAACCTATGTGGGACGTTACATCAGAAGCATTGGAAAGACAAGATAACGGAATCATAGATATTATGACAGTTGCTTTTATTCCTAATTTAGGAAGAATAGATATATTAATAGTTCCAGAAGATTTTAAATATAGAGATGGATTTGGAGTTGATGATGGCTCGTTTTAATCCTAAAACTAATAAAGGACAATTTGAATCAGAATCATATGGTCAAGGTGTAGAGTTAGGTAACTTGCAAGATAGTGCTGAGTTATTTAAAGAAGAAGTTAGAGAAACACAAGGTGTGCCTAGAGTTAATGCACCTGCAACACAAAACTTTTTAAATGCACAGCAAGGTATTTATACGCAAACAAATAATCCTGGAGAAGATGTAGCTACTAGCCAATACAAAACTGCTAGTGGTTTACCACAAGTAGATGCAAATATGGCATTAAGAAAATTATATGCAGTACTACAGAGTAAAGACATACTAGCTTTAATGGATGATGAGTCTGCAGCACCAGAGATAGAATAACCATGGCATGGACATGGAACTTCTCTGCACCTTGGGAAGATGACCAAGGGGAAGATTTTAAAAAAGAAACCTTAGCACAATCAGAGCAACTGAATAACTTTTTTATTAACAATCCCTCTGTTCCACAAAACATGGCAGAGATATCTAGAAGATTTGGTTTCTTACCTAAAGACGTACAAGTAGCAGGTGCATTAAGTGGACTTACAGCAGACTCTCCAGAGTTTACAGCTATTGTTGATAGGTTCTTAGAAAAAGAAACAAGTTGGTGGGAATCAACAAAAGCAGCAACAAGAGGTGTAGTTAGGTCTGCAGTTGTTGGTATGGAGTCTGCTTCACAGTTTGTCAAGAAGTATGGAACTGCCAATATGAAATATTACAGCAAAAGACAAATGAATCCATTGTTAGCTTTTTCAGGTATAGGAACATTGATGCCTTTACTTGACCCAGAAGGTAGAGATGAGATAGCAAAATCTTTTAAAGAACAAGGTCCTACTCTTGCAACTAGAGCTATAAACCAATTACGTGAAGGTAAGAAAGTTAACTTAGGAGAAGGTTACTTTGGTAACTCTACAGTTGCAGAAGATACAGAGATATATAAAGAACTTGTTGGTAGAGGTGCTAACCCTGATGAAGTAAAACAAATAATACAAGAGTATTACGGTACACCTATCTCACAACAAGAGATGTCATCTAGAGAAGGTAGCTCAGGAACATACAGAGGAAGAAAAGGTGTAGTTAAATTATCTCCAGGTAGAGTTGCAGCAGTAGAAGTATTTGAACCAGGAACAAGAAGTTTCAATCTTATGTCAGGTATTATTGATGCAGCGTACACAGTTTTTACTGACCCAGCTAACTATGTAGGTATGGGATTTGCTAAAGCTGGTAAAGCAGCTAGAAGTTTTAATCAGACTGCAGCTAAAGCAGAGGCAGGACTTTTAGATAAAGTTGTTAGAAAAACAGTTAAAGTACCTACAGCTAAACAATATTTCTTAGAAACTAAAACAGGAGATGACATAGCTCAACTTTTTGCTGATGCTAAAACCTATGATGAAGTAGAAATACTTTTAGGTAGACAAGGTAAGTTAGCTACAGAAAAATCTGCAGGTGGTGCAAGACTATACAAAAGACTAAGAGATACAAACGATAAAGATGCTATAAAGAATATTCTTATAAATGCTGTAGAAGACCCATTAACAAACGTTTCACAGAGACTAGACCCTAACTCATTGTTGTTTCGAGGAAGTCTATCTAAAACTGCAGCTAAATTTATATACGGAGATAAACAAGCAGCAGTTGGTTTAAGAACAAACATGAAACTTAATGGTAGTAATAATTTATTTTCTAGACTGTTCTCAGAGTTTCCAGCACCAAGG